GAAGTAGCCTAAGCTGCAATTAACATTAATTAGAATAAAATAATAATAAACAATGTGATTATAAGTAACGCAGTTAATATTGGTAAAAGACAACCGCCGGTTAACATTCTTGCTAGTTTTCTTCGCCTTCCTGCTTTTGTTGTGGTATACCGGTTATTTTAGCAATTTTACGTTTTGCTTTTGTCACTCCCAGTGCGCGTTTCCAACTAAAAGAAACTCCAGGAATACGTGAACGTCGTTTTCTTGCCATAAATAACACCTTTGAAAATTTTATTTTATAATTTTATTAAAAAGCGCTTATAATGCCAATTACAGCGCATCAAATTTTTCTAGCTCCTTACTTTTAATAATAATTTTATATTATAATTTTATTCAATCTTCATTAATGAACTCTTTAACCAACTTTGTAACAAGCTCCAATTGTTCTGGAGTAAGTTTTTTAACATCTCTGAATAAAACCTTTGCCTCTGGAGGCCAATCATCAGTTGAACTTCCTGGGTTACGCTCATCTGTGCGGCCGAGGAGGTAATCTGTGGAAACACCAAAAAATGATGCAAGATTTTGTATAGTACTAATATCAGGCTCTGTCTCCCCTTTTTCCCAACGGGCAATAGCCTGTTGAGTAACTCCCAAATGAGTAGCGAGCAATGATTGGGATATTCGTTTTTCAGTTCTAAGTAATTTGAGCCTTTCAGTGAACATTCCAGATGCTCCTTTTTTGTCCATTATACAACATTAAGTTGTCCAATTAAATTATCACAACAAAATTTGCTAAAAATATATTGACAACAACAAAATGTTGTTATATCATGATGACAACAAAATGTTGTTGTTCGGAGGTGAAATGCATGAGACAGTGGTTGAAAGACCTGAGGCAGAAAATGGCGTTATCTCAATCCGAAGTAGCAACTAAAATTGGGATAACCCAACAACAGTATAGCTTTATAGAAAACGGAAATCGAACCCCATCTGTCGAAACTGCCCAAGCCATAGCCAATGTACTCGGTTTTCCTTGGACACGCTTCTTTGAACCAGATACGCAGGAAGAAAAACCAGACAGGCCCTAAATCCCATAGTATATATCAGTCCCTTTATTTTATTTCAGGGTGAATGTGATGAAGATAGTTAATATCAACCCCAATCTATCTGAAAATGAAATAAAGCAAAAACAGCAGGATGCAGCTCGCCTATTTTTGAACGTGTATAAAACACATGAGAAAAATAAGCGTGCTAAATTGGTCCATACAGATTCAAGTTCAACCAAAGACTCAAATTAATTATCTGCTTCTTTATAAGTTAATTATAAACATAAGAAAGGGTGAGAGAGAATGCAACATGAATACACAAACATATACAAAAGTGCCAGAAAAAATGCGGGTTTGACACAAGAGGAGGCAGCAGAACAGCTATTCATATCCGTTAGAAGCTTGACAGAGTATGAATCAGGGAGAACAACGCCCCCGGATGATGTGGTATGCCGAATGGTGGAAATTTATAAGGCAAAATACTTGGCTTACCTGCATCTAAAAAATTCAACTGAAGTTGGCCGGAGGTTTTTGCCTGATTTGCACATCATGGATTTGCCAAGATCGGTTCTGCGATTGCAAAAAGAAGTCAAAGATGTCACAGACATTCATCCGGAAATAGTAGATGTTGCTTGTGATGGAACCATTGAAGAGCATGAGCAGAAGACATGGCAGGACATTGAAAAGGAACTCCTGGAAATGGTAGGCGCTGGCTTATCTGTAGTATTCGCGAGATGAGCTGAAACAATGGAAAAATTAATAAGTTTTGAAGCTGCGATTAATGCGGCAAAGATTGCTTTCTGCTGGAACAGCTCCGATGGTTCACTGGTTGATTTTCAAAAGGACATGATTAATATCTTATGCGATTATTCAGAAGACCAAATAATGAACATGGGAAGGAGGATATCAAATGCCGCAGATAACTGTTCGGGAATTAATTTCAATGCCAGAAGAGCAGCAAATGGCTTACCTCAGGTTATATGACATAATCCCAATTCAAACATTCAACAAAGGTATTATTTTCAGAAAAAAAGATAAAAAAATAGGCATTGGTCAAAACCAAGCCAAATCAAAAATCCTTCAATAATTATTATACATTACATCATCTTTAGGCGTCAACATAGCCCCGCAGCAGTGTTTAAGCATAAAGACCTTAAGTTTTAATTATGGGGTGTACATATGCTTAAATTACATAGCATAGTAAAAGCAGTTGATGAAGGTTATGGAGAATATATTGGAGAAATAGTCGGATTCAGAGGGTATCCGTCACCAGTATATTACGTGCGGATTCTTGCATGTACGAAATATCCCTCTCAAAATGCATTACTCGTCAAAAATGTACACTTCAAACGACTTCCGTATCCACATTTATCAATACAAACTTTTTCCCTTAATAATGTTGAGGAGTATAAAGGTGAAATTCCTGAGTATGAGCAATCAGTTCAGACAGCTTTTGGACAAGCTCAGGCAGCCTTATTTAGCCCGAGGTGACGGTATGAATTATGAAATACGAAATAAATTCATTGAAGCTGCTCATCCTTCAAATTCCGGCGAATGCACAGTAAGGAAAATGACCGAGGAAGAGTGGCAAAAATATGGTCCACCACAAAGGATAAAAAAGCGAAGGGGCGCATCTCTCAATTGTGGGTGGGGTCACAAGATGGCGGCAAGGAAGGGGAAGAGAGTATAACATGAACAAGGTCATTTTATTAGGAAGGCTCGTTGCAGATCCGGAATTAAGGTTTACTCAGAACAATGTTCCTGTTTGCCGGTTTAGAATTGCAATAAATAAGCCGGAAGCGGAAGCAGAATTTTTCCGGATTGTGGCCTGGCGAGGAACTGCAGAATTCATTTCTAAGTATTTCAAGAAAGGTAGCAAAATCCTGATTGAAGGCCATCTGAAAACACATGTGTGGGATGATAACGGCACGAAAAGATATGATGAGTACACCCAAGCTGACCAGGTATATTTTGTTGACAGCAAGAAGGCAGAGAATCAAGAAAGTGCTCCTGAAGGTCAAAGCGAAAGTTATTATCAGCTAAGTGACGAAGGTTTACCTTTTTAAATTAAACAGATTATAGCGGTGTCAAAAAGGGGAGGATAACTTGAATATACGAGCTTATCTGAGAGACTATCCTTTTATCAATGATGAAATACTAAGGCTTCAAAAGGAACTAAATGAAATCATTAGGCACAAGCATGAATCATACGCAACACTTAAAGCTGTGCCTATTACGGACATGCCTAAAGGAAGTGGGCTCTCAGATCCTGTCTATAACACAGTACAAGTTATCATTGACCGCTATGATCACAAAATAGAATACTACACTCAAAAAATAAATCAGATTCTGGACGACAAAGCATTATTTGAACAGATATGGTTTTCAGAAATTCTAAGTTCTGAGGAACGTTCAGTAATTGATTATCGTTGTTTCCAACATTTTGATTGGAAACAAACAGCAAAACTCATGAAATATTCGACTAAACAATGCAGGCGGATATTTAATAGAGCCATTGAGAAGCTCCAAAGCGAGGTGGATAATCTTATGAAAGAGTAGAATATTCCCCTTTTCTAACTAAATATTGGGGGTGAGCGTTATTTCATGGTTTAAGGTACATAGATCTGTTTTCGACCATTGGGTTTCCACTGACGCTGAGGCCTTTCTTCTTTGGTTATATATAGTTGGAAAGGCTGCATTCGAGCCAACTAAGAAAATGGTATTGGGACGGCTCATTGATCTTTTACCAGGTCAGTTTCTTTTTAGGGGACCACAGTTGGCAGATCAATTACACATAGACCGGAATAAAATTTACAGGCTGATAGCGCTATTTGAGCAGGAGGGCATGATTTCAGTCCAAAAGTTTGGGCACAAGTACTCCATAATAACTGTAAAAAATTATTCCGTCTACCAAGGGGATAGTATACCCATTGAAAAAAATAGAGAAACAAATGAGAAACCGAAACATGAGAATTTATGCGACTTTGACGAGTTGTCATTACAAGAAAGTGAGAAACAAATGAAAAACAAAAAAGAAACTATATATAAGAATCAAAAGAACATAAAGAATAAAGAAAATAATATAAATAGTCCTGATATTCCTTTTGACGAGATCATCTCTTATCTCAATGAAAAAGCAGGTACAAATTACAGGTCAAAGTCGCAAACAAGCAGGAGACTCATTCAAGCACGTTTCAATGAGGGATTTACCTTGGATGACTTTTTTAAGGTCATCGATAATAAGGTTGCAGACTGGGGGCATGAACCGGCTCCAGGCGAAAAGGATATGAGACCTTATCTGAGGCCAGAGACCTTATTTGGCACAAAGTTTGAATCTTATTTGAACAGCCGCCCAGAAGTCAAAGTCAATAAGAAAAGTATTCCTCATCGAGATAATTTCATACAGCGAGATTATGATGATAGCTTTTTTGACCAGATTTCAGGAATTATTAAATGAATGTGAGGGATGAAGGTATGAATTTGGCTAATAAAGTTGAATACCACAGCAATATATGCAATGAACTTAATAATATTTATGCTGCTAAGAATGCTGACTACAACGACAGCTTCGGCAAATCCTTTAAAGAATATGGCATGATTATGGCTGCTATTCGTTTAGAGGACAAGCTGAATCGCTTTAAAGCTTTAATTAAGCAAGAGGCCCAGGTGAGGGATGAAAGCATAGAAGATACTCTTAAAGACTTGGCAAACTATGCGATTATGACCCTAATAGAGCTAACCATTAGTAAAACAGGTGCTATGCATAACGTACAAAACAAGGAATGACGCATACCGGAATAATTACGCTGGGAGGAGATAAAGAATGTTGGACAAGAAACAGTTGGAAAAGATTAAGGCTTGGGAGCAGGAGCCGTTGACATTGATAGGTGTTTTTGCAAAGGAAGCCGCCAAAACCGCCCTTGCGTACAGGGCAATGCTGGAACGGGTTACGGAAGCATTGACTAATTCACTGAACTTTATTGCTGAAGAATTATCTGCCGCAAATGATGAAGATATTGCCATCGCAATGGAAGCAACCAAAATGTTGCAGGAAAGCGAGGTCGAGGAAGGATGAGTGATTTACTCAAACTAAACAACATAGTACAGCGAAACGGTGACATAAAAGCATTCCCATTATCAAGTAATATGAAAAGCGCAAGACATGGCAAAGGCCCATGGGGAGAAGTGACCATTGCAATCGATAGCGAGAGTGTAGAACGTCTTTGGGGCAACGATGCTATCGGGATTTTATACATTGTCGGCAGGGATGAATGGAAAAAGGAAAGCGAGGGGTGAGGAAGGGTGACACTATCTGAACAATGCAAAACCTGTAAGGCTAACTGGGATGGACATTGCATAAATGGAATGGACAACTGGAAAGTAAGAATGGGAGATAAAGAGGTAGAATGTGAAGATTATGAGGAAAGCGAGGTCGAACACGATGGTAATAGTCGGTAGACATATAAACGGTATAACGATAAACCCTCTTGAATATTTGCTTGATGATGAAGGGAACGAAATGCTTTTTGACAGTGAAGAATCGGCAAGAGAGTATCTCAAACAGCAAGGAATGGCAGAAGATGAAATGTACTGGATGGTATTTGAGGAGGTCGAACACGATGCCATGTTGTGAAGATTGTCCGTGTGTTAATTATTGTGATGGTTCAATGATAGAAGCCTGTATGGGTGACTGGAGAAAAAGGAAACAGAGGGAAAGCGAGGTCAAACACGATGCCTAAAGTGATTGTTTATTATTGGAAATGCATTAAATGGTTATGGAAACATAGGAACGAAAAGAATTGTCGGCAGAAATTCAGAAGAATGGACAGAGAATTAGGAGGTTGAACACGATGCCTAAAGCGATATTGGAGTTGGAGATGCCGGAGAGTTGCTGGGATTGTCCGTTGCAGGCAATATCCACTGAAAAGAAGATAAGATATTGCACAGTTATAAGGTATACAACAGACTACTACGGAACCAAAAGGCGTGATGACTGCCCGTTGAAGCCAGTGGAGGATAAGGAGGTTGAATAACGTGAGTGCAATAAATGGGTTTTGTGAAAAATGCAATAGTTTCAAGAAGAGACATTGTAATGGAGATAGAAATACTTGTATGACAATTCTTTTTGACAGAATAGATGTCTTGCAAAATGAAAACGACATTTTAAGCAAGTGCCATGATACATCAAAAAAGGCAATTGAAACATTACAGCAAGAGAACAAAAAGTTAAATGCTGCATTGGACAAGGCGGTAGATATGATAGGAGAAAGCAGATGTCCAACAGATTTTAATTCGCGTAAATGCAGTGATTTTGAAAATTGTTTGCATTGCTGGAAAGATTGGCTGATAGGAGGGAAGGAAGATGAGTGAAAGGCTCACGAAACGTGATGAAAACGGAAATGCTTATTACGACTGGGGATGCCTGAATAGAAATCATTGGGCGTTAGGAAGGCACGTTGACTGCCTTGCCGCCTATGAGGATAGTGGATTATCGCCGGAAGAAGTGCAGGAGCTTGCCAAAGCCAAAGCAGACGGGCGGCTTAAAATATTTCCGTGCAAACATGGCGACACAGTATATTGCTTGGAACATGATGGCACATTTAGAATCCGACCACGAACGGTACTTGGGTTTTATGTGTCAGATGGACAGTATGGAATAAGCGTTGATTTTGGACAGTATCAAAGGCATATTACGGATTTCGGCAAAACTGTATTTTTATCAAAAGAAGCCGCAGAAAAGGCGTTAGGAGGTGGGCAGGGATGAAGCCGATTATCTTTTCTACATCAATGGTAAAGGCGATACTTGACGGTCGGAAAACGCAGACAAGAAGGGTTGTAAAGATTAACGGACAACCCATATCATCACCAGAAGAACGCCTTGAACTTACAGAAGACGGCTTAATATACCATTCTGTAAATTCAATGAGCGGATACTACAAGTGTCGGGGTTGAGAGGCTGTGGGAGATTACTGAAACAGATGTCCGTAAAGAAGGGTTTTCAGACCACTTTGACATTGAAACGGATACTTTCTATCCATGCGGATATTTTTTCAAACAAACATGGAATAGCATGTACGCCAAGCGCGGCTATGGCTGGGACACCAACCCTTGGGTATGGGTGATTGAGTTCGAGAGAATAAGTAAAGAAGAAGCCATAAAATTGGACAAAGTGGGGTGAGTCAAGCATTGGAACAGTTTCTTGTGTTTTTAAACATGTCCCAAAAAGGCACAAATGTCCCAAAAAGATATATTGAATTAATTAATCAAGCATGATACTGTAAAATCAAAGAAGTATCTGGAAAGAACGGAAGCCGTTTGGCCCGTTCTTTTTTTATGCTCAAAAAAGGTGATGAGTAATATGAAAGTAGGCATTCACCCAAGAGCAAAATGCCATCAATGCAAAGGTTGTTATAAACTTCATGATATCTCTTTCAGAGGTAAAAGCCATTGTAAAAATTTCAATCCAAAAGAACCAAAAGTTTGGTGTGCCAATGAATCAATTGAAAATTTTATTAAAACCAGAAAAAGATGAAGCGCAGCCGATCAAGCTATGAAAACCTCCTCGGCTGCGCTGATTCTTTTAGGAGTGAGGTTCAATGAATTATGTAGAACCAATCCGAGATCCGGAAACGGTCAAACATATATGTACATATCTGAAAGAAACCAACTACCGAAACTTTATAATGTTTTACCTCGGCATCTACTCAGGGCTAAGAATATCTGACATCTTAAAGCTAAAGGTGGCCGATGTAAAAAATAAGAACAGTATTAACATCCGAGAAAAGAAAACCGGTAAGCAAAAAATTTATGTAATAAATCCTGCTCTTAAAAAAGAGCTGAATGCTTATTGTGAAGGGAAACCATTAAGTGAATATTTGATAAAAAGCAGAGAAGGCGAAAATAAGCCTCTTTCAAGAGAACGAGCTTATCAAATTATTAAGGAAATTGGAGAACTCTTTGGAATACCTGACTTGGGGACTCACACCTTACGCAAAACATTTGGATATCATTACTACATGCAATATAAAGATGTCGTTATGCTTCAGAAGATTTTCAATCATGCAAGTCCAGCTATCACATTGAAATATATAGGTATTGAACAGGAAAATATTAACAAGACCATAAAGAATTTTAAAATATTTTAACTTGAATTACACATAACGTAGTGATGTTAAACTGATATTTGCGAGATGCATAAAAGCTGACAATTAAAAAGCTTTTCGCTGTGGCGAACGAGTTTAACAGAATATAAGATATGTGAAACTCAATATTTATACAAAATAACCATCAAAAAAGAACTTTTATGTTGTAAAACACATAGTTAAAGTTCTTTATTTTTGCCAATCTAAGGCGCAAATTAGAGCGATGAATATTTATACATTTATAAGCTAAAGAGGTGCTTTTTAGTGCATGAGAATCATTACAAGCACAAGAAGCATAAAGAATGGCGTGAAAAAGTATTACGCCGGGATAAGTATTTATGCCAAGAATGTTTGAGGTATGGAAAGCGAATATCTGCAACAATAGCTCACCATATCAAGCCGGTGAGTGAATATCCAGAATTAAAATATAAAGTTGAAAATGGCAGAAGTCTTTGCTTAGCTTGTCACAACAAGATACATCCGGAGAAAGGTGGGAACTGGAAGTGACATCCCCCCCACCTTCGAAATTTTTGTTAGGGTAACGATTGACTGGCGGTGGGCCCTATTTCCCTCTCCGGCAAGAAGTGAAAATTTTTATTTAGCCCAAAAATTTTGAGAGGAGTTGATAGAGGTGGGTCGTCCTAAAAATATTAAAAATCAAACAAGGGACCAGATGAAGGCTCTTGGTGTATATAAGCCGGAATTTGAACCCATCATTGAGGTTTACGCTCAACTCCGAGAGCAATATAAAGTATTGACCGAACGCTTTATAGCTTCCAATTATGATATAGAAGAAACAACAAACACTGGTTCGAAAAAGGCACCTATTGTGACAACCCTTGAAAGTCTTCGAAAAGACATTCTTGCATATGCTACTCAGTTGGGGCTTACTCCACAAGGTCTACTCAAAGCAGATGAAGATGCATTCAAACAGAAGAAAAAATCAAAGCTGTCAGAAATGCTTAAAGGATTGGATGGTAGATGACTGGGCAACATGCTGATGTGGTGATGGAGTATGCCAAATCTATTGTTGAGGGCAGGAAGATAGCATGCAAGGAGCAAATCCAGTGTTGCCAGAGATTTTTGGACGACTTAAATAATCCAAAATGGGAATTCAACAGCAAAGATGCGGACTTTGTGATAGGTATCATTGAGCGTACATTCAAGCACCGACAGGGAGAAGCGCTGGACGGAACTCCTCTTCGAGGGAAGCCATTGATATTAGAGCCATGGCAGAAATTCATCGTATATAATCTGTTGGGATTTTATATCCCGGGAACAAAAGAACGCCGATATAAGGAGGCGTTCATTTTTGTTGCCAGAAAAAACGGAAAAACAAGCTTTATATCTGCATTAGCATGGGCTCTTGGTATTCTTGAACGAATGAGCGGGTCAACGGTGTATGTTGTTGGAGCTGTGCTCAAGGAGGCAATGAAAACCTATGAGAATTGGACATATAATCTAACTCGGGTTTGGTATCCAGACAAAAAAGCTGCCATAGATGACGGCTGGAGAATCCTTGACAACAATATGGAGCATTCTATTTCTCACGATGATTTGGATGGTGGTATGATCCACCTAGAAGCATTGGCTGGAAACCCTGACGCACAGGATTCATTTAATGCAAATATCATTATTGCTGATGAAGTTCATGCCTATAAGTCGCCGAAACAGTACAACATATTGAAGGAAGCGACTAAGGCTTACACCAATAAACTGGTAATTGGCATAACCACAGCTGGAGATGATGTAAACAGCTTCTGCTACCAGCGATTGAAATATTGTCAGAAGGTCTTAAATGGCATCGTTCAGGACGATGCTTATTTTATTTTTATCTGCAAGGCCGATGAGGACGATACCGGGAATGTAGACTTTACAAATCCGATTGAACATCAGAAGGCCAATCCAAGCTATGGGGTAACTATCCGACCTGCAGATATAATGAATGATGCTCTTCAGGCTCAAAATGATCCACAGCAAAGGAAAGACTTCCTGGCAAAGTCGCTCAACATATATACGTCATCTATGAAGGCTTACTTTAACTTGGCTGAATTCCAGTTGAGTAACCAGAAGGCAGAGAAAGAACTTGGAATTGACCCGCAATGGTCATTGATGAAAAAACTTGAATTTGTGAGGTCTTTGCAAATCAACTGGTATGGCGGTGCGGATTTGTCAAAGCTGCATGACCTGACAACATCGGCACTTTATGGTTCCTACAAAGATATTGATATCATAATTTCGCATTGTTGGTTCCCTATCGTGGCAGCTCACCTTAAAGCGGAAGAGGATAACATTCCTTTGTTTGGATGGAAGGATGACGGTTGGCTTGATATGTGCAACAACCCGACCGTGAATCACTCTGACGTGGTAAACTGGTTTGATAAAATGCGGAAGGATGGTTTCAAGATAAAGCAGGTTGGTCATGACCGGAAATTCTGCAGAGAATATTTTATTGGAATGAAGCAGAAAGGTTTTACAATTGTGGACCAACCGCAATACTACTACAAAAAATCAGAGGGCTTCCGCCGTATCGAGAAAAAAGCAAAGGATGGGAAGCTCTATTATTTTGGGGCTGAACCATTTGAATATTGTGTTGTTAACGTTCGAGCAATAGAAAAAACTGATGACATGATCCAATATGAAAAAGTTGAGGATACCCACCGTATTGACGTGTTTGATGCAGCAGTTTTTGCCTGCGTTCGAATGCTTGAAAATTTAGAGAAATCAGAAAAGGCAAAGGGGTGGTTGAATGAGTAAAAAAAGAAAACATAATAGTCAAAGCAGGGATGCCCCGCAGAAAAGAAGCGCAGTATGGTTATGCTCATCTGATGCTTACAGCTTATTAACCACAAGTGGTTACACAAAACTTTCCAATTGCCCGGAAGTAAAAATGTGTGTGGACATTTATGCTGATCTCATCAGCAACATGACCATATATCTTATGCAAAACACAGACAATGGGGATGTTAGGATAAAAAATGAGTTATCCAGAAAGCTTGACATAGAACCTAACAAATATATGACGCGTAAGGCTTTCATCTACAACCTTGTCTGGACAATGATGTTGGATGGCGATGGAAATCAGGTTACATATCCCAGATTTTCAGCTAATGGATATCTGGAGGACTTGGAACCGCTGAAGCCATCACGAGTTGTGTTCGTAGACCTGCCCGATGGTGGGTATGCCATCAGGTATGGAGACAAAACATTCTTCCCGGATGAGGTCCTTCATTTTGTGATTAACCCGGATCCTGAGCGTCCTTGGGTGGGTACCGGCTACAGGGTTGTTCTCAAAGATGTTGTAAAAGGCCTCAAGCAAGCTGGTGCGACAAAGCAGGCTTTGTTGGAAAGTCCAGCTCCATCTATCATTGTGAAAGTAGACGGTTTAACAGAAGAGTTTGCAAGCTCAGAGGGTAGGAAAGCACTTGCGAAGCAATATCTTGATGCCAGCGAGAATGGTAGGCCGTGGTTTATTCCAGCAGAGGCCTTCAGTGTGGAACAGGTAAAGCCGCTGACCCTAAATGATCTGGCAATAGCAAAAAATATGGAACTTGATAAAAGGACGGTAGCCGGAATTTTCGGTGTGCCGCCCTTTTTAGTAGGTGTCGGTGAGTTTGACAGAGAAGAATACAACAACTTCATCGGTTCCCGAATCCTTGGGAAAGCCAAAGTTATAGAGCAAGAGTTGACCAAGAAACTGTTGTATTCTCCTGACCTATACTGGAAATTCAATCCTCGCAGCCTGTACTCCTACAGTCTTTCCGACATCGTGCAGGCTGGCGCTGAAATGGTGGACCGCATGGCCATGCGCAGGAATGAATGGCGCGACTGGATTGGCATGTCTCCGGATGCCGAGATGGATGAACTCCTGGCATTAGAGAACTACATTCCGGCCGATATGCTGGGGAAGCAAAAGAAATTGATCGGAGGTGATGAAGGTGAATGATTTAAGGAGAGCAGAGGTTTTAGTAGGTGATAAATGGATTGATATTGAGTTTGAAGAAATAAGGGCTGGAAATAGATTTAGATTGTTTGAGTCTACAGGAGAACCCGTTGCAGATGAAAATGGCAAAAGTGAATTCATAGCAAAAACAGACCCTTATATCACAAAGGACGGAGTGTATGGAATAGATACCGCATAAAAGGTGGTGATGAGAGTGGAGAAAAATAGATTGACTCGCCAAATGCGTTGCCAGGCTACACAATTCCGGGCGGCAGAGACCGACGGCAAGAAGTACATCGAGGGCTATTTTGCGGTGTTTGGGAGTATCTACGAATTATGGCCTGGGGCAACGGAAAGCATTGATTCAAAAGCATTTGACGGCGCCCTTGACGACGACATCCGAGCTTTGATCAATCACGACACGACGCTCGTCCTTGGGCGCAACAAAGCTGGAACTCTTGAACTCAAGGTAGACAAAAAAGGCCTCTGGGGGCGCATTGAAATCAACGAAAAGGACCAGGATGCTATGAACCTGTACGCAAGAGTAGAGCGCGGAGACGTCAACCAATGCTCTTTTGGGTTTGATATCCTTGAAGAAGATACTACTTATAACGAGGACAGTACCGTGCACTGGACTATTAAACGAGTCAAGCTCTATGAAGTTTCGGTCGTAACGTTTCCGGCCTATGAGGATACTTCCGTACAGGCCCGAAGGAAAGATTTTGAGCAAGTCAAGAAGCGACAGATAGAAAAATGGAAATCTGAACGAAAGGAGAGATTGAAGAAATGGCATTGAGACAACTGGTAATAACAAAGAAGATTCAGACCTTGAGAAAGCAGCTTGATGCTCTCAAGTCCAAGGATGCAGAGTTTGAGCAGCGAAAAGCTGAACTCAAAACCCGTGAAGCGGAACTTGAGGCAGCAATTAATGAGGTAAATGATGAGACTCCTGAAGAGGATAAAGTAGCTGTTGATGAATCAGTCGAGGCGTTTGAAGCTGATCAGAAAGCTTTGGATAACGAATTAAAAGAGCATGAGGACAACAAGAAGAAGCTTGAGGATGAGATTAAGCAACTTCAGGATGAGCTTGACGAACTTAACAGCAGAGCAGCAACCCCTGTATCAAACTTTACTCCAAAATATGAAAACCGTGAAAGAAATAACGAGGAAGGTGGAATGAGAATGAAAAGAGGATTTTTCGCAGGTATGAACAGAAGCGAGATTGAAGCTTTCATTATTCGCGAAGATGTGAAAGAATTTTTGACCCGGGTCCGTGAATTCAAAGGCGAAAAGAGGGCTGTAACCGGTGCGGAACTGACAATCCCAGAAGTTATGCTGGATCTGTTGAGAGATAATCTATACAGATACAGCAAGCTGATCACAAAGATTCGCCTCAAAATCGTTGGTGGTAAGGCACGTCAGAATATCATGGGTGCGGTTCCAGAAGGCATTTGGACTGAAGCTGTTGGAAAACTGAACGATTTGAGTTTTGGGTTGAATCAAGTCGAAGTAGATGGCTACAAAGTGGGTGGTTACATTGCTATTCCGAATCCCACACTTGATGACAGCGATCTCAATCTGGCTAATGAAATCATGGATATGCTTGGACAGGCTATTGGATTAGCAGTAGATAAGGCTATCCTTTATGGTACTGGCACGAAGATGCCTTTGGGAATTGCGACAAGACTTGCTCAGATAGTGGAACCCGATGATTGGGGCGCAAATGCTCCGGCTTGGACTAATCTTAGCACAACTAATCTGTTGAAATTTGATCCAACTGATATGACTCCACAGGAATTCTTTGCAGAACTCTTACTGTATCTCGGAGTGGCAAAACCGAATTATAGTACTGGCGGGACATTTTGGGCTATGAATCGCAAGACCAAAATGAAACTGTTGTCTAAAGCAGTTACCTTTAATGCTGCGGGTGCACTCGTTGCCGGTGTCAATAATACTATGCCGATAGAGGGTGGCGATATTGTTGAGCTTCCGTTTATTCCTGATAACGACATCGTCGGTGGATTCGGAGAATTGTACTTGCTGGCTGAAAGGGCGGGCGCTAGTCTTGCATCTTCTGAACACGTGAAATTCATTGAGGACCAGACTGTATTCAAAGGAACAGCTCGCTATGATGGTATGCCTGTATTTGGTGAGGGATTTGTAATCGTCAATATCAATAACACCGCACCCACAACCTCAATTACTTTCCCACAGGATACTGCAAACCAATAATGGAGGGATAGAACATGCCGAGAGTGATCGGCGGGTTTAAGTGCCCGTACACCGGCAGGATATACCATGTCGGCGATGAGTATGACGGTGAGCATATTGACGAGATGCGAGCAAAAGGGTACATAGAAGGCACAAATGAAGAAAGGAATGGGCCTGAACCGTCCGAAAAGCCTAAAAAGCCCAAGAAAAGCAAGGAGTGATGCTTCATGGCATACACCGAAGAAACCGTCCTTGGAATTGTCAAAGCCAGGCTTAATCGCCTGGCTTTTGATACATCGCTGGACGATTATCTGGGAAAACGTATAGAAGCTGCAGATGCAGAGCTGGCCCGGATTGGCATAAAACTTATTGCTGGCAATGTTGATGATGAGGTTTTGCTTGCTGATTATGTAGTATGGCGTTACCAGAACCGAGATAAGAATACAGGCATGCCGGAATGGTTGAGACGTGCCCGGCGTGAACGATGGTTAAAGGAGCGTGTACAAAATGATACTTGATAAAGGTATTTGTACTATCTATGATGTCAAGAACGCGGCGCCGCCGGGCAGTAAGCCCCAGAAGGTTTTAGTACAGAAATATCAATCTTGGTATGCTGAACTGGATTTTGAGACAGTACCAAAAGATGCGGCTATGCAGGAAATGGTTGAGACATCAGCACGGATCCGAGTGCTTCAGAATCGCAGTATAACAAACCACGATGTCGTTATCTTGGCTGATGGGAAACAGTACGAAGTCACCAGGGCATATCACGGCACGGACGAGGAAAATGGGGAGTTAATTACGGATCTGACACTCAAGAAGGTGGTGACACCGTATGACATTGCAGAGGCTTAAGGATCTTCTTCTTACCATCACGCCTAGTGTATTTCATTACGAACCACCTGATGGGCAAACCGGCTCATATCTCGTTTGGGCAGAGGATGGCGAAAGTGACGCGGTGCATGCTGACGGGGAGAAAGTCGAGTGTGCTATTACCGGAACAATTGACTATTTCACTACAACCGAAAATGACCCTGTAGTGAAGCAAATTGAGACTGCCTTAGATAGTTATGATGGCCTTGCCTGGTATATGAACTCAATTCAGAACGAGAAAGATACGGGCTATATCCACTATGAGTGGATATTTGAAATTGACGGAGCTGAGGAAGGTGAAGATGATGGCTAAAATGGCGGTGAAAGGGTTTGATGAGTATATCGCGAAGTTATCCAAACTCGGCTCTGAAATGCCAAATGTCGCCAAAAAGGCAGTGCGAGCAGGCGCAAATCCGGTAGCAGATGAGATTCGCAAAGGTCTTGAAGCAAACATTAAAGATCCTGCTTATGCTGGTCTTGGAGAAGGTGGCATCTTTGGGGTAAAACCCAATTATGGCAAATCAACAGGCGATCTCATTGAAAGTTTAGGAATTTCTCCTGCTGGAGTGGATAAGAACGGTATATATAACTGTAAGATAGGTTTTTCAGGATATGACCGAAAGGGTGTACCTAACGCATTAAAAGCAAGAGCAATGGAAAGTGGAACGTCAAGATTAAGAAAGAGGCCATTTATACGTCCAGCAGTAAACAGAGCAAAAAAGAGGGCTCTTGAGGAAATGGGCAAATCCATTGATGCATCTTTAAAAATATACGCAAACTGAAAGGAGTGAATGAGCATGGCACAGATAGGCTTGAGATATCCAGTATATTCTCCGCTCACGGAGGACGAGACGGCTGGTACTTGGACATACGGTACTGGAAAAGTAGCGGCGAAGGCAATCAGAATAGAAATGAGCCTTAATATAGCGGATTCTCCTCTTTATGCTGATGATGATATTGCTGAAAGAGTAAGAGAATTCATTGACGGAACAATGACATTTACAGCCGATGAACTTGATAATACAGTAAAAGCAGAGTGGCTTGGGAGTCAACTTGAAGATGAAACTGTAGATCAGACTACAGTTAAGGTTCTAAAGAGTAGTACGGAAGATTTGCCAGGTTATTTTGGCTTTGGTTGTATTGTGCCCAAAGTTAAAAATAAAACCAGAAAGTATCGTGCTATTATATTTACAAAAGTGCAATTTGCGGAACCTAACGAAACAGCCGAAACAAAAGGACAGAATATTTCATGGCAAACCCCAGCAATAGAAGGCAAGATTATGCGCAGGGTGGATGGCTTGTGGAAAGAAGAAACCACAGTTGATTCGTTTGAATTAGCAAAGGCATGGCTTACTCAAAAGTTGAACATTGGATCAGGTGAATAAAAAATGGGAGGTGAACGGGCAGGGTAAAACCTGCCCTTTAAGTATATGAGGAATTATGGAATACCTATCACACTTGATACAGAAAGACATCTTATTTTTAATCTCAATGTGCTTGAGGCCTGCATTGAAAAATACCAGAACATGGATGACATATTGAACGCATTTTCAAACATCAAGGCTGCAAAGGAAATCGGCTTAATGATGATTAACGAGGCCACAGAAATGTGGAACGAAGACCATCCTGACCAGAAGAAGCCCCTTATCCAGGACGAGAAGTATCTTGGAAGGCTCCTGGCAGGCATGGCAAAGATAAATGAGTTCATGAAAAAGGTGCGCCAGGCCATGCTTGAAGGCCTGCCACAGGAGGCGGTGCAGGAAGTGGAGGAAGTAGAAAAAAACTTGATGGCAGCCGCTCAGAAGAAGATGGCGACTGGGAAGAACAAAAACCAGAAGTGAATCTTGAGCGGCTGCTTGTCATTGGAACTGCTGTTCTCAATCTGACCGAGAAAGAGACCAGAAGGAAAACGATGCGGCAACTCCTCAAAATGTACAAGGAGTACAAGATTTTGTTCGGGCTTGAAAAGGAATATATGAGCCCTAGCGACATCATCCCAGAGGATGTGATATGATATGGCAACTAATATTGGTGCGCGTATTGAGCTTGCTGGTGAAAAAGAATTTCGTCAGGCGCTTAAACAAATAGACGCCGGGCTAAAGGCAACAGCATCAGAATTGTCTCTTGTCACGGCAAAATATTCTGAAAATGCAAATTCTGTAAAAGCCCTGACTGAAAGAAAAGAAGCTTTGCAGAAAACCATTGCACAGCAAATCGAAAAAACAAAAATGCTCCATAAGGCGATTGAAGATGCGATGCCACAATACGAGAAGCTCGGGAAAGAAACGTCAAGGCTAAAAGAGGAATTAAGCAATGCAGAAGCAGAACTGAAAAACCTCAACAAACAAATAGAGAGCGGCTCAGATGCAAATTCAGAATTACAGCAAAAACACAAGGAGCAGTCTAAGGTAGTTGAGGATTTAAGGAAAAAGCTTGCGGCCACTGAGAGTCAATATAGGGACATTTCGATAAAAACAGCAGAATGGCAAAGAAACCTAAACCTCACTGAAGCCGAACTCATAAACAATAAGAAAGAACTAGACAATACATCAGAGGCGCTCAAACAAGCACAAAAGGATATGGAAAAGTTCGGTCTGGCAGAAGATGAAGTCGCCGATAAATCAAAGAATATCGGCAGTATCATAGCTGATTTTGCGGGCAAGCTCGGCATCAACCTACCTTCCGGCGCCGAAAAGGCCATCCGCGCCTTGGATAACACCAAAGCGTCTACCCTTGCTCTCGCTGGGGCTGTAGCTGGACTTGTGAAAAAATTTGCTGATGCGACCATTGAAACCGCCAAGACGGCTGATGAAATCCTGACGCTCTCTGCTCAGACCGGGCTTGCGACTGATACCATCCAAAAAATGAACTATGCCTCAGAGCTCCTGGATGTTTCCACCGAAACAATCACTGGCAGTATGGCCAAGATGATCCGAACGGTAGGCCAAGCCCAGAAAGGTACTGGAGATGCGGCTGAAGCATTCCGAAAACTTCATGTGAATATTCGAGATTCGCATGGTCAGTTAAAAAATAGCGAGGAAATATTTTACCAGGTTATAGATGCGCTCGGAAAAGTCCGCAATGAAACTGAACGTGACGCTCTCGCCATGAAGATATTTGGGCGCTCCGCCCAAGAACTGAACCCGCTCATCAAGGCCGGGAGCAGTGCACTCAAAGAGCTTGGAGATGAGGCAGAAAAAATGGGTTATGTGATGTCCGAGGGTACTCTACAATCGTTCGGGGCAGTGGATGATGCCATGCAGCGATTCCATAACCAGACTCAGGCGTTCAAGCAGACTATAGGTTTGGCATTACTGCCTGTCTTGACGGCTTTCTTTGAAATCTTGAACAAAATTGATCCCAAAGTTATTGCAATAGCCGCCACATGGGGAACGATGGCTATCACTGCATTTTCTTTGATAAAAGGTATCACATCCATGGCGGCTGCATGGGCAACTTATACAGCAGCTACAACTGCTGCATCTGCAGCCACGACAACTGCTACTGCAGCATCAGCGGCTTTTAACGCAGTAAATCTAAAAACTGTCGCTATTATAGTGGCTGTTGTTGCAGGCTTGACAGCGCTTGCAGCTACAATTGCTATTCTGGCGGGTAAAGGTCAGGATTTGAATAAAGCTATGAGCGGTGTGGCCGATAGCATCTCAAAAAGCGCCTCAAACGCAGTTGTTTCTGTAAATCAAATCAGCACAAATACTATTCGCTACCGCTATGTATCTGGTAGTCATGCAAATGGTCTTGACTATGTACCTTATGATGGATACATTGCCGAGCTTCACCGGGGTGAAAGAGTTTTAACAGCTGAAGAAAACCGGCGAGGTTTTGGCGACACCTATATTCTGCAAGTGAAGCTGGATGAAATAAGCGACGTACAGAAGGTTGTGAAACTCTTTAAAGAAATGAGGCAGACAAATAGAGCAGGAAGGCTGGTGATGGCTTAATGGGATCGTTAATTATTCAACCTTATGACGGTAAAATTTACCGTGATTCATATCTGTACCAGAACGCATCTTCGTATGCGCATAATTCCACTACAAAAGATTTCCTTGGGACTGGCTTAATGGATAAGGCGCCAACCACAGACGAGATGTATCAATACAGAATATTTGCCGAGTTTGATTTATCATCGCTTCCAGTCGGGGTCAATATTATTAGCGCAAAACTATGTTTGTATCATATAAATAACAGATGGGATGCTGGCTGCCCTGATATAAGAAAGTCACCGGCGATTTATAATATCACTGAACCTTGGACAGAGGAAATGTTCAGTTTAAGACAACCATCTTTTGAAGATGAGTATATTACTGCTAAAATTGCCCCATTACCGCCTGGATGGTTAGAATTTGATGTCACTCAATCTTTAAAAGAAATAAATTCAGGTCAGCGTCCTAATTATGGGTGGGTAATTAAAAACATAGATGATTCTTATAATCCTAATTGGGAAAGCAATTTAACCTTTATTTCATCCAAAGATAGCGACGAAACTCGTAGACCTAAATTAGTCATCGAATACGAATATGCGCCACCAAATCCACCAACGCCTATTGAACCTATAGGGTCATATAAAAATATTGCGTCTGAATGCAGATTTAGTTGGAAGTACAACGGGCAGGGTGGAAGTGTTCAACAAGCATTTGACTTGCAGTGGAGCACAGACCAAGTAAATTGGACAACAATATCCCAGACCACATCAAACACTTATTATGATGCACCCGGTGGAACATTCCCAACTGGAAACATTTACTGGCAGGTAAGAACCTACAATGAATACGACGAGGCCAGCGAATGGAGCGATATTCAATCATTCTATGCCGTTGGCGCGCCGTCGGCTCCCGTAATTTCATCGGTATCCATGGGTACAGCAAGACCCACCGTTGAATGGTCGGCCTTTAACCAGCAAATATTCCAGGTTCAAGTTCTTTCGGGTGAGACTGTTGTATATGATTCTGGTGAGATCCCTGGCGTATATGTGCGCGCCCATAAAGTCACCGCTTGGTTGCCTGATGGAAGCTATACCATGCAGGTGCGCACTAAAAATGAATATGACCTCTGGTCTGAATGGGGCAATATGCCGTTCACGGTTTCCACATCCAAGCCCACAAAACCAAGTTTCAGCGCTCAAACGACTTCACACGGTATAGAACTGCATATCCAGAATATGGCTGACTATGCGCTGATATACCGTGCGGAATATGGTTCAAGTGACTTCATTTGTATCGGAATGACGGCAGAAGGTTACTACCATGATTGCAGCGTGAAACATGGATCCGAATATCAGTATTTTGTCCGTTCGGTTTCCGCGAAGGAGACGTATGCAGACAGCGATGCGAAATTAGCACAGGCACAAATCAGATACGCCCTGTTAGCTCCGGTATCCAACCTAACGGACATATTCGAATTCCGACGCGCCTTAAACAACCCACCGAAGCGCAGCTATACCCGGAATCCAAGCGGGTCTACTGTTGAATTTGAGGGGCGCAAATATCCAGTCTGGATACCTACCGAGCGTATATCGGCCGGTATTTCACTGGAGTTTTTCCTGCATTCATGGGCTGAGGTCGAGAAATTCATGTCTCTGTATGACAGAAAAGAGACCTTATTGTACCGCGATGCCAGAGGTCGGAAGATTTATGGCACACTTTCAGGACTTGCTGTGGAAGAAGAAAGACCTGGGTATACCGTCAGTTTTGTCATTTCACAGGTCGACCACGACGAGGAAGTGGAGGTGTAGCCCATGCTTGAGCTTGGCATAGGAGGATACACCCGACAGCAGGTCATTGATGTGTTGCATGGGCGCTCGGGGAGCCGCGGTATTGTGAAGTTTCGATGTGACCTACTGAACAGGGAGGAAATCAGAATCGGCGAGCTTGCGGTAGAATCCGGAAGTGTCCGGATGGATAGCCTGGCCGAAATAAAACGAACGGCACGCTTTACAATCACAGAACAAGAGGCACAAGACATAGACTGGCTGAGTGACCGCATTCGGCCAGTCTTTCTTTTACAGATGCCAGACGGCGGATGGATTGAATGGCCGTTGGGTATATTCATGCCATCGTCGCCAACTCGAAAAAGTGACGGTGGCCGAATAGTCCGGGAAGTTGAAGCGTATGACACCTCGCTGATTCTGAAGGAGGACAAGTTCACAGACCGGTATATCATTCCGGCCGGCACAAAGTATGTGGAAGCTGTTGCTGACATCCTGTACGGTGTAGGGATATGGAAGGTCAACATCCTTGACCATCCCGGCGTGCTTTCGGTGGATAGGGAGTTTGAGATCGGGACGGCAAAGCTCACGGCAATAAATGAACTGCTGGCGGCCATAAATTACACAAGTATATGGGTCGACGAAAACGGGTTTCTCACATCAAAACCATATCAACTCCCATCTGACCGTGAGGCGGAGTACGAATACCGTACCGACGACATCAGTATCATTCACCCGGGCGCAACGGAAGAATTGGATCTTTTCAGTGTGCCAAACAAATGGGTGCGGTATGTCTCAAACCCAGATGTAGGCGTGGTGCTAAGGAGCGAGTACACCAACGACCTTTCTGTATCGCCCACCAGCACAGTCCGCCGTGGCCGAGTAATCACCGACATAGAAGCCGTGGACGACATCGCCGACCAAGAAACACTGGATGCCTATGTACGCCGTATTGCCTATCAGGCTAGCCAAGTGTACGGGCATCTGGAATTCAGCACGGCAGTGATGCCGCACCACTCGTTCTATGACTGCCTGTATATCGAGCACAAAGGCTTGGGTGTAAGCTCCAAATACATGGAATCTTCCTGGGAACTCCCGCTTCAAGCCGACGGGGCAATGACGCACTCGTGCAGGAAGGTGATCAGGATATGAACAACGGCGAAAAGCGACTGTTTCGGCTTGCCACCGTGACATCCACATCCGGCGGCGTATCGGTGCAGTTTGATGGCGAAACTGCACCAAGCGCAAAGAAATACAAACACCTATCCAGCTATATTCCGGCCGTTGGCGATAGGGTGCTGATGGCCGAGATTGCAGGAACATACGTAATTCTCGGCAAGGTTGTTTAAGGAGGTATGAGACATGATTAAGCGAACCTTTGACATAACCGCCCGCATCGAGCAGGGCCAAATCCCTTTTTGTTTCCAATGCGTCCAGAACGACAAGGATGTCTATGTGTTGCACATCCGCATCACAGATGGTGGGCAGGAAATTGATTACGGCGAAATTTCAGACGCAACCATTACATTTGCCCTGGCCAATGGTTCGGTTGTCCAGAGCGACCCGGAGAGGCTTTCTGTATCCTCGGCAGGGATAACCTATCAGATGGGTACCAGCGAGATAGCATGTCCGGGGAAGGTTCTGGCCAGCATCCAACTTTTCGGCAGCAACGGGGAACGGTTGACCACGGCCAGATTCCAGTTTGAGGTTGTGGCCGACCTGATCACGCCCGGCGCCGTGCAAAGCGAGTCACGATTCCCAATATTGCAGCAGTTGGTGGCTGATGTCGAGCAACTGAAGCAGGACATTGTAGAGCTGCAGATACCTGATAATAGCATAATGGATACCAAACTGTCTGATGCGGCAGGGCAGATTAAGGCGCGATTGGCCGAGCTCTTGGATGACTTTACAAGTTTATCGGGGCAGTTTGATACACATAAAGGAGACAATTCGCATGTACCTCACCTTGGAACAACAACCAATAGTTCAAATGCTTATACCGTAACAACTACCAGAACGATTTCTGACGGTCAGAAGTTTAGCGTCAAATTTAATGTTGCAGCTTCTGGCCCTGCGACACTTAAGATCTCGACGGATAGTGTGGCGAGGTTGTTGAAGAAGCCTGGAGGGTCAGATTTTGTCCCTAAAGCGGGGATTTACTCCTTCATTCGGGATGGCTCAAATTTTCAGTGCTTGGGTGAAGGGGGGGAGATACCTAAACTGCCAAACCTTATCTACAATGGAAGCTTTGAAAATGATTTTGATAGGTGGATATACACAGGACACATTTCAGTGAATGAAATCGGCCCATATCATGGTGCAAAGAGCGTTTTTGTTAATAATCAGAATGGAAGCGTAGTGTGGACTGCTGCAAATCAGGCAATAAAATGTAATACCGGAGATAAAATTTATTGCACTGCCATGGTATACGCGAACGCAACCGAGCCAGTTACGGGAGATAGTTTATTTATAAGAGCGGTAGATATGGCAATAACGCAAGAATTATCCCGTAGCTTTTTTAATGTTTCTCTTGTTGATAGTTGGCAAAGAGTAAGTTGTATTGCAACCGCAGTAGACGATGGCATACGCATTGAAGTAGCATCTTATGCCCCCGTGCAAGGTGTGGCAGATTGTGTGATGGCAATCAATCTCACCGAGGCATTTGGTGCCGGGAATGAACCGTCAATAGTGGACATTGATGATATGGTTAAAAATCACGGCAGTTGGTGGGATCATACTACCGATAAGAAATACGCCCGTGGAAGTGGTACATCAACATCATCAACGTTCAGTGTAAGAGGATTACAATTTGCCCCAGAAACAGTAAGGGTGATATTACAGAATACATTTAAGTATACAGCAGTAAAATCATGGAATCCAACGTCAGCTGACTTGTTTCAAGGTGAAGGTTCAAAATCAATTACTTTTTACGATGATGGATTTGCTATTGAGTCTTACAACGGCGAAATAATCACATTATGGGAAGCCATTGAAGCATAAGAGAGGAGAGGTATTTATGAATACACTAATTATTTACGATTCAACCGGCTATGTGATTTCACAAGCATCTGGAAGCGTTAGAGAACCTGTGGGAGTACCGTTCATGTGGGTTGAAGTCCCACAAAGTAAATATGTGCAAAGCATTGATGTTTCGGGAGAAGAGCACACTCCTGTATTTGTGGATTTACCGAAATCTGAGACGCAGCTTCTTAGGGAAGAAAACCTTGAGATAAAATTAGCTCTGGCCGAACTGGCCGAGATCATTACGGAGGTGGTACCGAATGGCTAAGATCTATTACGATCTGATAAAAGCAGGCATTAAAACCATTGACGATGTACCGTCACGTTGGCGGGATGCAGTTCAGGCTTTACTGGATGCTGATACATAATTGGAAACTAATACGAAATAAATGGCTCGGATAAACCGGGCCTTTTATTTTTAAAATTTCAAAAGAAAGCGAGGAGAATATATGGAACAAAAAGGATTTCTTGCGCTTGTTGGAGTTGTGGTGTCATTTATTACTGGTAGCATAAGCATACCCATGGTTGTTCTTCTTATTCTGATTATTCTCGATTATATATTGGGTATGGCAGCTGCAATCAAAGAGGAAGCAAAGTTTGATTGGCGGAAAGCAGTATGGGGAGCTGTGAAAAAGGTTGGGTATGCGGTAGTAATTTTGTTCGCTATTCTGGTGGATTTGCTCCTGCTCCAAGGAATCAATGAGATAGGATGGGATGTGCCATTCCGAGCAATTTTCTCTGTTGCTGCTACTGTTTATCTTTGCGGTATTGAGTTCTTCTCTGGCTGCAGACATCTTCTTACATTAGGTGTGCCAGTACCAGGATTCCTGGTGAAGTTTGCGGAGTTTTTGACTGAAAAAGCTGAAAAGGTCATGGACCCGGACGGTGATCAGACATGAGAGTAGTATTTGACATTGGCCATGGTTCAGATACCTGGCCACCATCAAAAGGTGTGAGGCTGCCTGACGGAACAGAGTTTGCCGAACACAATTTTAACTCGGCAGTAGCAGTCAAAGCCAAAGAACTTGCCGAGAAGCAGGGCTTTGAAGTCCTGTTTACACAGCAGCCTTATTCTCCCGAGGTGAAACTTGGCCCAAGGTGCAACTGGGTGAACAACGAACATAAGAACAAGCCAATTCTCTGCCTGGTATCCTTCCATGCTAACGCTGCGGCGGACAAGAAGGCCTCCGGCTGGGGAGTATTTCACTGGCACAATTCCACAAACGGAAAGCGACTGGCAGAACTGTGGGCGAAACATGCAAAAACCATACTTCCTATTAAGGCATGGGGTCAGGGTATATGGCAATGTGTCCCGGGAACATGGTCCAATTTTGATATTGTCAGAAAACCAGTCATGCCATGTATCCTGATTGAGCATTTCTTCTTTACGAACTTTGATGAATTGAAGAAGTGCAATACTCCGGAAATGATAGATCTGTTTGCGCATGTGACAGTTAAAGCTCTTTGTGAGTATGCCGGTGTGGAATATAAGGAACCGACCAAAAACACAATTGAAGAATACAAAAGAATAATCCAGGCACATTGCCGCTTTTCTAATCCTCAGGGCGTCTGGGATGTAATCGAAAAATACCATCCTTATCCTGAAGCTCTACTGATGCAATGGGCTAAGAGCTACGAAAGAACCCCCGGATGATACCCGGGGGCTATTTTTTATGCTTTTATGTTCTGTCTTTTAACGGTCCATATACTCTTTCCATTGCTTGGCGCGTAACAAGCCAGTCGCCACGCTCGCCGGTTGATGTCTTCCGGCAATCGACACCGTGGACAAATGCTTTGCCACGTTCAAGCCTTTGTCTTAATGATACTTTGCTGATGCCGTATATCTCAGCCGCCTCGGCTGCGGTTAAAACGTCGTTAATCGTCATAATATCACCTGTCCTTCTTGAATAGACTAAATATTTCAAGTATGACGAAAATACCAGCTAGAATCAGAAGTAAGTAGTCTATTATTTCAAGCTGTGAATAATCCAATTGACGGAGTAATAGAGTGATAATAATTAGCAATAATCCAAAGTTAGCACGATTAATAATTTTTGATCTATTCTTCAACATATGCTATAATGGAGATAGGTGGGGGCTCTCGCCCCCAGATTCAGTCTTTGTGCTTATGTAATAGCTCTTGTAATGTTTTTGTGATGGAAAGCAGGAGGGCTATTATCGTAAGCACTTTTATTATTATCTCCACTTTTTTCACCTCCTTTCTTCAATTTTATTATACATCTTATAAGATGTATTGTCAAGGTATATGTTTAAATTTTGTTAAATTTTTTATTCATTAGGCATATCTACCATTTACACGAACATATGTTCGATATATAATGTCTGTGGGTGATGGTAATGAAAATCCTAAATAAGCCCATAGACATGATTTCATATCATACGGCCACGGGTGAAGTTAAGCCAATAAAATTTAAACTTCAAGAGGCAAACGAGGTTCAAACTGTAAAGATTGACTACATTATAGATCAGGTTAGAGAAAGATACCTTGGTAAACCTCTGATACGTTACATCTGCGTATCCGTCATTGATGGTATATCAAAACGATATGAATTACTATTTTATCCTGAAACTATCCAATGGGTATTATATAAGTTATAATATAAGGAAAATAGGTATCAAATACTTGTTTGCCTTTCTATAACTGGTGATTTTACCCCGGTATGCACAACCGAATTTGTTGCGTTTGCCAAGGAATATCCTGAGTTTGCAAAACGCAATGCCCTCCTGTTAGGATTAAGCATTGACAGTGTTGCTTCTCATTTAGCCTGGATAGAGAATATAAGGAAAAACTTTGATATAAGTATTCCTTTTCCGATTATAGCAGACAGGGACGGAACCATTGCAAGGCGTTATGGAATGTTATCTCACGATGAAAGCAATTTTACAACCGTGAGAAATGTCTTTATTATTGATCCGAATGGGACAATACGTGCCATATTGAAGTATCCGTATACTAACGGACGAAACATTGCCGAAATTATAAGACTTCTTGATGCTTTGCAGGTAACTGACAGGGACGGAGTGGTCACCCCAGCCAACTGGAAACCCGGCGATCCTGTTATAATGCCGCCGCCAGCCAGTTATGATGATCTTTTGAAGAGAAATATGGAGTCTTCATTGGATTGTACTGACTGGTATCTATGTTATAAAAAAGATGTTCCAAAGCCAAAACCTAAATTCTCCATAAACATAGACGACTTGAGATTACCACCAGGTCCTATGGATATTTAGAGCCCCATTTTATCACTCCTCCTCTTGGCGCCTTAAGTTTTTGCCTGGCTTGGGGCGCCTTCTTTCATATCTTAGAATACTGATAAAAAAAGACTATTCCATACAGGGAAATAGTCCAAACAAAACAAGTATGGGGGGATTTATGGAGATTTTATCTATTAGCGGTAAAGCTTTAAATACAAATCAATATTGTCTGCTTTATACAGATAGACGGTGTTTCCAATTCGCATATTGACATCAAACCCTGCTGCTTTAAGTCACTTTAGTTTTCTTATGCCTTCCAAATTTGAAGTATCCACTGCAATGGAAACAGATCCTCTTGCATGAGCTTCAGCATCTGCTCTGGGAAATCCCTTATTCGTATACACTATTGCTGCTTCATTCCAAATATAATCACCTGATGAATCTGCTATTGTCCAGCAGGACTCAACGGAATTAATTTGTCGAAAGTTGTTGTATGAATACTCAATATAGTTTATTACCAAAGCAACAGGAATATCCAGCCTAGTGCCTTCAGCAAAGTTCTTGGTTTTTACAACCTGGCAATACCTGGTTGAACCAATATTCCCCGTTTTAGGAAACCAAAAATTACAACAATATATAAATGTAGCACAAACAGTATGCAGGAAAAGTGAAAATGTAATCACTGCGGTTAATAATGTAATAATTGCGGAAATTATACTTTTTTATGAAACGTAAAAGGAGTTTCCCAGTAAACCTGAAAAAGTGGCATAAAAAGCCAAAGAAAAATCAAAAATACATTGGAAATAGTGCAGGAAATACAAAATATCATAATTTTCAATGATATAATAAAGCACATGATACAAAAACAAATTGGTTTTATTACATATATATTATAATTAATAAAATATTTTACTTTAATAGAAAAATTATAAATTATGTCCATTGATATGACATAATTT